ATAAACTTTATAAAATAGAAACCGATATTGAAACAGAATATTTCCAACCAATCAATAAAGAAATAATATCTTATAGAATTATCAAAGTCAAAAAATGCAAAAATAAATTAAAAAAATTATATCATTATACAACTAAATATGCTGTTGTTGAATTTGCAGTAGAAAATACTGAAAATTTACAAGAAATAGATACTTCCCTTATATGTGATAATTATATTATTGATGGTGATTGTGATGATGGTGATGGTGAATAAAAAACAAATAAAAATGGAGGGAATTCTTTTTTATAGATCTCCTTCACCTTCGATTACGGCAATACATTCTTCCATTGGGAGTCCTTTTTCAAAGGCTACAACTAATCGTTGATATTCTTCCTTGTATTCATCTAAAATTTCCCATACAGTAAGTGCTGACCAACGAATATGATTCTGAATCTGTTCTGAAGTAAAACTAGGTTCAACTGCATTCATCAATTCATTTAGCAAATTAACATCGCCTGGATTAGTTCCACTTGCTACGCCAAATTCTATACATTCTGCAACAGAACCTGCCATGCATACTATTGAACTTCTTGCAATATCGATTTGTTTAATTTTATTTTTTTCAATTTTAGTTGTATCAATTACATCACTCGGCTTTATTTGAAAAAACTCGACTGTATTACTCGGGTTACCTTGACTAAATTTAGCAACAGGTAATCCACATATATATCCTGCTAAAAATTTTCCGGCGTTCTTTCTAACATCTCTTTTTCTACTTTCTTCATTTATAACTAATTTAAATCTATACAAAGCTTCACCAATAAGTCCAGGTGCTATACTACCAATACCTACAATTATAACAGGAAATAAGGCGGATGAATAACCCAATAAAAAACCTAATTCACCACCAACAGCACTTGCACTTAAACCACATACAGTACCAATAGCAACTGCAACACCCAAAACATTTTGATAAGCAAATCCGACATCGTCTAATTTAAGGTTCGCTGGTTCAATATTAGTTTTAGCTTTTAACTGATAATTACTAACCATAAACCGCGAATCTTCAAAATTTCTAGAATTCCATTTTGATATTACATTGTTTGATTTTATTCTCTCCAATTCAGATGTTATACGAATTGCATCCCCTGTATTTAAATAACCTAGTTTAGACCGAATTGTATTTGCCGTTAATTCTGTGTTTTTTTCTTTTAATTTGGACGATGTTTTTGATGATTTTATGGTTGATCTTGCAGGTGCTCTTATTGGTATGAGCTTATTAATCATTTCTTCAGGAACACCTTTCGCTCTTGCTTCTTCTCTCAATGCTATTTCAATTTCTGCTGCTTCCTGTCTAAGTTTTGCAGCTTCATCCCTAAAACGATCAACTCTATTATTTTCATTGTCTTGAGTAAAGAACAAACTTTTAGAAATGAGCGTTTTAGAAAAAAATTGTGTATTTATAAATGCTACGCTTGTCGATAAAATAGATAGAAAAATACATATATTATATATCATTTGTTAAAAATCTAGTTATACGTTTAAATCATTTATTTTTATAATACACCACATTTAGTAAAATAATATTATGTTATTATATAAATAGTTTTTACAAAAATGAACTGGTTTTTTACTATTTACATTGCTGTTCTCTTTTTTATATTGACACCAAGTGTTCTTCTTAGATTACCTCCAAAGGGTAACAAATATACTGTTGCTTTAGTACATGCAATTGTCTTTGCTATTATTTTCCACTTTACATTCAAATTTGTATGGAAGAGATCTGTAGGTATACCAATGAATACCAATATGAAAATGCAAATGAAACAACAACAGGTGCATACGCAAATGCCTATGCAAATGCAACAATAAATACTATATTAAACAAAACGCCTAATCAATAAAGAATAAACTATAAACATTATAATTATATCTTCGTGACGAATATATAATTTTAAAGATATGTATAATATACGTATAATATATGTATAATAACTCAAATTACATATACAATAATTACGATAAAGAAGATGGTAGAACCAGACACTGTTTTCGATTTTACGGTCGTGCAAATTCTAGAATAAACAGTGGAAAATGTGAAAATGGAAATCATAATAAAAATTTATTAAAAAACAATACAAATCAATCTAACACTATGCGAATTGCAAATATAATTAATACTCATGGTTTAGGTACAAATACTCATTTTGGAAATAATTATACAACTCGAACATTATTGGTAACGTATTTAGGAACTACTGAAGGACAACCTGGTGGTAGTGGATCACCTCCTCGAAATAAATTTTGAACGGGTTTACAAAACAAAATAGTATTCTATTTGTATTGCATATTAATTACTATTATTAAAATGAAAAATTTATTTTCTTTTTGTATTTTATAGTAGTAGTCATGACAAAATACTCCAAAAACACACATGGTCATTATGTTATTAAAGGTAAGACATATGAAAGATTAATGGGCTCACGTGCTGAAGTTTGGCACGGTACTGCGTATAAAACTAGTGGAGAGCTTTGCAAACATGATCTAATCCAAAATAAACACGGTCGTATTGTATCCAAAGCAAAGCACGAGACAGCAAAGAGAGAGAAAAGATTATTACATGCTGGTTATGGTACAAAGAAGGGAAAATTCGGTTATGTTAAAGTAGGAACTAAACATCACCGTCGTCACGGTAAAGGTACCAAAAAGCAATCAAGAAGAAGACGTTAAATTAAACGGGTTTATATAAATGGGTTTTGTTTTTTACAATAATTACGCGTGGGAATTATTGTGAAATATAGTCGATTTTATCCAATTTTATCAATCACCACTTTTTTCGCAATATTTCGAATGATTTTTTCCTTGTTTTTCTCTCCATTCCCTGGTACGCCTCCCATGGTTTCCATGATAATTTGATTGTATTCATCTGATTTTTTCGAGTCTGGCTTTAAATAATCTGGGTATTTCTTTTGAAATTCAGGCAACAATCCTATGTTTTTTGAAACAACGCTACTAATCACACTCCGAAGACGTTTTTTATCATCTTGTTCTTTTTGCCATTCATCCTCATCTTTCACATACATAATTTCTCGTTTTATATCACTACAATGAACAGGACGTTTATCCACATCTAACGCATTCAATGATTTAATGATAATATTCGAAATACCTTCAACATATCCCAGTTTTCCTATACTTTCTAAATCAGATAATTGTAATTTTATATTATCGATAAACTCGGATAAATTCATTGCATCTTTGCATGTTTCGTTCAAAAAAACCTGCAAATTAAACGTTTTGTTATTGCAGTTGTTTTGATTAATTGTGTTGTTACTATTATTATTTGTACCATTCTTAATGATTTCTAATAATTCTGCATTTTGTTTCAGTAATGTCATAAAAAGTTCTTTGTCGAATATATCCGATTTTTCTTTCACCTCATTGGCGTTTTGATTGATATCTTGAATGTTAGTTTCGATATTGCATTTTTTTGTATGTCTCCATAAACCAGTTCTATCATAATATTCTTTATTGCATTTTTCACAAACAAATACTTTATGTATTTTTTCGTTTTTTGTTGCTAAACTGTTGCTATCTGTTGCTATTTTGTGTTTAGCAGTTAAAATATGTCTGGTATAATCAGTTTTTTTACATGTTAAGAAGTTACATTTATTACAAATATATTTTTTTTCGTTTTTTGTAGTTTTTTCGGTTGCGTACATTTATATAAAATAGCAACATAAAAAAACGCTAAATAAAAACGCACCATTTTCGCTAAAATTTATCGTAACAAATTGAAAATTAAAATTTTGGTAACCACTGCATAATTTTCAATTATGGTCACAAAACACGTTTTTCGCAAAAGTTTTTTTGTAAAACAGAAAATGGACAAAAATAAATGTCCAATTTTAATTTTCAAAAAACTTTTTTGTAAAATTTTGTTGTTTTTTTAAGAGAGAGAGGGCGAGAGGCAAAAAAACAAAAAACAAAAAACTACAACCATTAACCCTGGGTTTCTCTCTCACTCTGCAATAATATATTTTATCTATCAATAACATATAGACACTATGTTATTGATTTTAGACAATTCTACAAAAAAAGACGATTCATTGTCTTTTACAAAAAAAATAATAAAAACAATAAAAAATTATAAAATACCTAACAAAGTTGTAAATAAAATTCAAAATATAGATGATATCGAAAAGAAAATAAAAGGAATCATAATTACAGGAAGCTCATTAAAACTAAGTAAAAAAGAACATTTCGAAAAGTTCTCTTTTATCATATATTATTTGAATAAATTACATGTTCCAGTTTATGGTATATGTTTTGGTTGTCAGTTTTTAAATGTCATATACGGAGGCACATTAAAAGACAATAAAAAATTTATTTGTGAAGATATTGATTTTAGTGATTATGATGCCAAGTGTCCTTTACTGAAAAACACAACTACCACAACTCCAACCAAGTTTCATTATTGTTTTTCAGACATTGTAATTCCTAATAAAAAAACTGATGTTCGGGTTATTGCTTCTATCCTATATAACAATAAAAAGATAGATTGCGGGTTTGAATTTGAAAAAAACAGAGTATATGGTTCCATGTTTCACCCAGAATATTATGAAAATACGCAAATTGTACTTAAGAATTTTTATGAAATATGCAAAAAATGGTAGGTTATAAAATATATTAAACGTCAGAATACCATTCGATGGAAATAAAATTATCAAAAACAATGTATTTGGAGAGAGCGAATTTCAAATATTCCTCAAAATATCGTTTATTTACAACAATGTGTTTTATGTTGTGTTCTGGTTCTGATTCTTGCTCCTGTAGCGTTTCTACTAAATCATCTTGATCCATGGTAAATTCTAATTCTGTCTCTCCATTATTAATTTCGAAAGTAGCCTTTGATTTACCATTATTTAGTTTTGAAACATAAACAGCATAAAAATAGTATGCATCGGAAAAATCAATAATAACATCTTTGTTTTGTTTTTTGTAGGTTGTCTTTAGTTGTTCTAATGAGTTATCAATATCTTTGTTCTTATTCCATAAACTGCATTGAATATTCGTAATAAATTTATTATCTAGTATTTTAATGTTAGGATAAAAATGGCGCAATATTTTTATGATTTCATTTTCATAAAAAGTAGAAAGCGACATAATAGTCGTAGGAATGTCACTATTATTCGTTTTACACCAATATTTAAACAAAGACAAAATTTCACCAATTTCCAGTTCATTTGTAAATTCATTTGTTTCTATTACTATGTTTGTAGTAGGATCATATGTATTTAACAAATAGTAATCTGTAGGAGAACATAAAGGCGATGTGAGTTGGAGAGAACCATTTCCATCTGTTACAAGTAAATCATTAAATTCAATATCATAAATGATAGTATCATCCCAAAAACGGATAAATTCACTGACAACCGGTAAATATTTGCTAGTAACGTCATAAAAAGTATCATTATTTTCGTCGTATTCAAATCGCTCTTTTAGTATATTTTTAATGGTATTGTAAAAAATAATATTTGGCATTCCCATATTGGATAAGAACTTTTTCCAAATAAAATACATATTTTTCCATGTAATTGAATAATTCATTTTTTTTGTATTCACATTCAAAGTAACTGAATTATCTGTTTTAACATTAGGCAACTGCTCAATATATTGATCACAAAAACTATCAATAATTGTTTTTGGTGTATTCATTTTAAGAAACAATACTCGGTTTTTCAACTCATCTTCTATTTTGGTTTCCAAAAAATCATCAGAACTGGTATAACGAGTTGAATAATGACATGCAACACATAACAAATCCAATCCTAATTTTTTTATAATCTCTTGTATAAATTCGATTGAAATTGTATCCAATGTATTAATCAATCGATAATTTTCATAATTATTATTTTCATGATATTTGGTAATAAAATTGCCATTTACATTGTTTAACCCTAGAAACACTGATACCAAATAGTCAATTTCATGGATTAGTTTTTTTGTTGCAGAATTTGTCAAATAGATGTTGTTATTTTTTTTCTTTAAAATATTATCACCTAGAATAGTTAAAAAATATTTTGTCTCGTTTTTTGTTTTAAAAATAGAAGGTGTTAGAAATTTCAGAATACGTTGAATAGTATATGTTTCTGGGATGGATTTCAGTAAATTTCTCTCCTTTATGAGTTTGATAACATTCGTTTTTGTTTTGTATTTCCATTGAATTAGGATATCATCTTTAGAAATACCGGTTAATAAATTATATAAAATATCGTCTTCTTTTATTTTCGTGTAATGTTTGTTATCATATTCAAAAAATGTATTATTTGGTGAATAATAGAAATACTGATGTTTTTTTAGAAAAACCTGGATAAATGTTTTTTGTTCACTGTTTAACAGAGCGTTACGATTTTGTCTTTTTTCGTGATTTTCTATTTCTTGCTCTAGTGTAGAAGGCAAATTTTCAATGTGCAAGTTTAACCGATGTAATGCATATGGGTAATTTTTGTATTTGGCATATAAATTCTCTATAATTTTAACAAAATCATTGGTTGGTTCCAACGGAATTATATTTGAAGCAGTAGGTTCGGTAATTATTACTGTTATAGTATTTTCAAAACTCATCAATATATAAAAACATAGAGTTATTTTTATAATGTTTTTAAATTATATAGTATTTAATTAAAATTATGAAAAATAAAAGTCAAAAAACTCGAAAAGTGAATATTCGGTATTTGCCTTATAGTTTAACAAAGAAGGATCGAGAGAAACAAGCTAAAATGTTAAAAAAATCGCAAAAAGCTTATAAAAATCGTCAATATTATACGAGGCAAAAACTATCATCTTATAAATCCAAAAAATCAAAACACATCTTGAATGCTGAAAGAATATACGGTCTAGAAACAATTAAACCTGACAAGGAATTGGCTGAAAAGACAAAATGTTCTGTGGATGCTTTAGAAAAAATAGTGAGTAAAGGAGAAGGTGCGTATTTTTCGTCTGGTTCTCGACCAAATCAAACCGGACAATCCTGGGGAGTTGCTCGATTGGCTAGTGCATTAACAGGAGGGAAAGCATCATTGATTGATTATGCTATTTTAAAAGAAGGGTGTCAATCGAATAGCAAAGCATTGAAGTTGGCAAATAAAAATAAGCGTATGTGGATGAAACAAATGGGGAGAAGAATGCCAAAGGTCTCAGTCTAATTTTTAGTTATTTATAATAAAAATATAAATGATTTAAAAATTATTCGACTTTAAATATACAAAATACATACAAATAATATGAACTGTATTTTTTGTTGTGTATTTACTCAAGAAAAGTATGTTGATATGTTATATCTTCTTTTAGAAAGTATATTTATTTATGGAAATTTAGATGATAAAACTAATATATTAGTTTATACCTCAACAAATTTTATGAATCTAATAAAACAAAGTCATTTATTTAATGCTGAAAAAGTCAAATTTGAATTAAATGATAGTTATGATGATATTGATAAAGCATGTAAAGCTAGACTGGATTTATTTAAATTTAAATGTATATCAATGTACGAGAAAATACTTTATCTGGATACTGACATATTAGTAAAAGATGATATTAATAAGGTATTTGATGTTTGCAAAGAAGATGTTTTATATGTATTAGAAGAAGGTACAATTGATTATGTTGATGCTGATTGGTGGGGGGGAAGTATTCTATTTGGTGATGAAGTAAATAATTATAGTGATAAAACAGCTTTCACGAGCGGTATATTGTTATTTAATAATTGTGAAAAAATTACTGAATTATTTTGTAAAATTAATGAAGATATTATAAACAGACCATATTTTTTTAGTTGTTATGATCAACCGTATATAATATATAATGCTTTCAAATATAATTTGCATAATAATAAGGTTATTAAATCACTTGTTGTAAATAATGATTATAATATTCATAGTGATAAAGTTATACATCATTTTCCAGGAGGACCAGGTATTTATAATAACAAAATAAACAATATGACTGTTTTTTTGAATGATTTAAAAGATTTTACTATTAATAATAATATACTTAGAGCAAAGCAATATATTAATGATAATTTATTACCAATTATTCATAATACTAATGAATTATTGGAAGGAAATATTTTTATGCTTCATCAAACAACTAATTACACTGATGTATTTTTAAACAAATCAAAAAATATAAGTAATTTGTTATTAAATAAAAATATAAAAAATGTAATGGAAATTGGCTTTAATGCAGGATTTTCAACACTATTAATGCTTTTAACTAATTCAAATATGCGGATTAATTGTTTTGATTTAGGGGAACATAAATATACAATACCATGTTATGAAAAATTAAAAGAAACTTTTGGAGAAAGAATAAATATAATTATTGGTGATAGCACAAAAACATTAGTTAATGTTACAGATATGTATGATTTAATACATATAGATGGCGGACATACAACTGAAGTTGCTGAAAGTGACATTATAAATTCATATAGATTGTCTAAAAAAGGAACAATATTAATAATGGATGATTATGATTTTCATAATTTACATTATTTATGGGATAATTATATTATAAAATATAATTTGAAAAACTTAGATATAAATGTATATAATTCTCCACATCATGATATTAAATATGTATGTGGAATGAAAGAAAAAACTCATACTATTCCAAAAGTATTATTTCAAACAAATAAAACTTACCCGGATACTTATGTATTAGATTTGATTAATAGTAGGTTGAGTTCTGAATGGAAATATGAGTTTTATAATGATAATGATGTTATTCAATTTTTTATCAACAATCCTATTATGGATTTACCAGATATAGTTAAAAAATACAATTCTATAGAAAATGGTTGTCATAAGGCAGATTTATTCAGATATTATTATTTATACATAAATGGTGGTTTTTTTATGGATTCGGATGCTATGTTATATGCTAATATAGATACAGTAGTAAAAGATTACAATTTTGTATCCGTAAATTCATCATATCATCCAGGTGCAATATTTCAAGGTATTTTAGGAGCTTCGCCTAATAATGAAATTATCAAAAGAGCATTATATGAAGCATATAACACAGATCCAGATATTTTAAAAGATTATTATCATTATTTTTGTAAGCAATTATATGATATAATTAAAGAAACTGATTTTGGATATAATATTAAATTATATCGAGAAAGGAGAATAAATCGATACGAGGGAGATGATATCCTTGACGGAGATATGTTATTATTTAAACATTATTGGCTAGATAAAATAATACCAAATATAACAAAAATTACAAAGTGGAATGAATACAATCGAGAAGAAGTAAATGATTTTGACTATAGAGTGTTAACAGCATACGATATACACAATAAATTAATTAGAATTGGTCCAAAAGAAGATGGTGGATATGTTATTGCAGATGGTTTTGAATATGATTTATTCATTTCTTGTGGTATAGCAAATGATATTCGATTTGAGGATGCTTTCTTAGATAATTACAATATAAAATGTTTAGCATTTGATGGAACGATAGACACATTTCCTTCGCGCAGGAATAATATGGAATGGATTCCAAAAAATATAGGTTATTTGAATACAGAAAAAACTACAGATTTAAAGGAATATATTCAAAATAACAAACGAATATTTTTAAAAATGGATATCGAAGGATCTGAATTCAATTGGTTAGATTCTATGTCAGAAGCAGAATTAGAATGTTTTACTCAGATTGTTATTGAATATCATTGGCCGTTTGATATTTATCGTATGAATATGCTTAAGAAACTTAATAAAACACATTATATTATACATATCCATGGCAATAATTATTGTGATAGGGATATTCCAAAACACCTCCCTTCTGGTAGAACATATGACGGAACAGTTACTATTGATAACAGCGTGTTGTCGCTAATTAAATTACCAGAAGTATTTGAAGTTACATATATTAATAAAAAACTATACAATGATTCGTTAGTTGAAATGAAAGAAATAAAATTTCCGACAATATTAGATTACCCAAACAATCCACATGCTAGAGACATTTATTTTTCAATTCCGGTAATCAATTATTCAAGTTTAGAAAATAAAACATATACCTGGGAAAATTCGTATATTAAATTTTTAGATAATTTTAGAATGGATGCTTTTGGAGAAGGTGTATATAGATTTTTAGATAAACAAAATATTATAGCATATTTTGGTGGTAGAGAGCATAATATAACGTTTAACGATGATTATACAGAATTTACGTCTATTAGAAAAGATGATCTACAAGTTGTTACTGGAAAATTAAGTAATTAAGCTGTTATGATACATGATTATTATAAAATATGATAATCATATATTATACCTTTGTACGCTGACGCTTATAATTTATAAATATATATGTAATTTTTACTTATTTTTAGTAGTTTTTATTTTTCTGGTTTTTACTAGTTTTTTGTTTTTATATTTCGGTTTATTCTTTGTGTTTCTAGATGTTTTTTTCTTGTAATGTCTATGTTTTTTATTTGTTTTCAGTTTTTTACCTCCATTTATATCCATATTAATATTATTTTGAAATATTATTTTATTTTCACCTAACATTTTTATAATTTCTGTTTCGTAATATTTTTTTATTCTTTCAATAATTATTTCTTTATTTTCATCTAGAATATAATAATTACCGAAAAAAGAATAAGCATAATCTTCTTCTTTAACAAAGTTATTATTATAGAAAACATCAATTAGATCATGTGTTTCTTCGTATCCAAAAATATCTTGCATTTTATCATAAATACTTATATCATATTTAAAACTTATTAAATCTTCAACTATTCTTTTTGGTTCTAATTCCATTCTATAAAGAATATTCAATAATATACCTAGTTTTTTCTGTTTTTCAGGTAAATTTTTATTCGATTCATAAAAATTTAATATATAACTAATATCTTCTGGATACACTAGTGAAACATCTCCTACAACTATTTTAATTATATCATCAGTTGTTTGATTTTTCAAATACTTACTCATAGGTAAATTACTTAATGATTTAAAACAATCTATTCCATACAAACTTGTATCTTGTTTAAATCCTAATTTTGAATAAGCTATAAATCCAGGGATATTAGTATAACCACCTAGTAATTCTAATATTGCGACTTTTGCTTTTGGTGTTGTTTTTAAAATAAACAAATAAGCTCCTATTAATAATTTACCTTTTACATTATTAGTGCAAATTAAATTAATACTATATACATGATCAAATGATGATTCTGATCCTGGTAGTTTTTTACATTCTCCCTTTTGTACAATTATAAATCCATCAACGCTTTCGCTTTTCTGTTGTTGATATTGTTCAATAGTCAAGTTTCCAACCAGAATAATATCTTGTTTTTTAATAGCAAATAAAGCATCAAAATGTGAGTTATCACTTAAAAATTGTATACGGTCATATATATATCTTGATTCCATATCTCTACATTTACTTGTAAAAATTCGATCAAAATTGTTTGCAATTCCTTCTATAAGACGATCTCTACCTCTGGTGTTATAATTGTCTGGATAATTATTCCACCACTTCATAAATTCATCATAAGTTTTTAATTCATATCCACCTAAACCAAAAGCATCTTTACTTAAAGCATCTTTAATTGGTATTTTACCATCTAGATTATAATTTACATATGAGTTTATTAAAGGTCGGGTAAAAAAAGTTTTACTCATTTTAAAAATAATAATAGTTTTTATTGGTTTTTTATCTTATTATAATCACACATTATAATTTTTACGTTAGTGCGTTTAATTTCGTAAAATATTAATAAAACATACAACGATTTAAAGATTATCGATTAAATTATTCATACAAATAATAATTTAATAAAAAATGGCCATGTTTTCTCAGCAACAACAACAACAACAACAACAACAACAATACCAACATAATATAACAGAAAATAATGTTTTAACAATAAAAACTGTTCAAATTGCACCATTTCGTACATTAATGACAGCATTAAAGGATATTTT